GTGTAATTGAGTGATCCGAAGTGGTTGCCTTTATGCTGTTTGCTGGCATTTTGATAGTGAGGCATTTTGGTGGTGCGATGAATCATTATCAGTGAAGTGAGTGGGAGAAAGATATGGAGGAGGTGATATGTTGGCCATTTCGGTGGTTGATGTGTGTTAAACTCTGTATAAATACCATTTGTTTTCACTGAGGCAATTTATGATTGAAAACTAGCGCCTTTTTGGCAGAGTAAGGGTGGGACTGAGTGTGTTTATTAGTGGGGACAGTTTACTGTGCTTATTGGTAAATATGCTCATTGCTTACTACACTACTTGTCTAGTTAGGGATAATGATCGAATGCTTTTAATCGTCCTTTCGGGTTCTCCCTATTGCATAAGCAATTGTGCCATAGGCTTTTAATCCGTTAGGCTGGAGTTAATCATGCTTGATCTTTTGGCATCCGAAGATTACAATTTAACGAAGGAAACTTGGTGGTTTATCTACCAATACCTTCCTTTCTTTAAAGAGTATCTTCTGAGGCTGGGTATCTCTGAAGAGTCCTTTGAGGGCTATTCTGAGATTACGAAGTTCCTTGTACTTAATGAGTATACTGAACTCCAAGTTCAAGTTGATTAACCTTCTCTCTTCTGTTTGGTGCAGATGAGTTCGCAACTCATCCTCGACACCTCTCAGATAACACTTCTGGAGCATACATGAATCCGCTCAATAAAGCTGAACCATTTACATTTTGTCGTTCTGGTACCTATTCGGTCCAGGATAACTTAAATGGAAATTCGTCCGGCTCTGTTGGGTCCAGCGTTTTATGGTCGGGTACAAGTACTGTAACCGGCTACGCTAATCCTGGTTGGCGTGACCAAGTTAAACAAGGTATCAATGCAACTACCACCTTTATTGGTGTTAAGTACAGTGGATCTTGTACTTGGGCTAGCTATCAGGCTCAAGGGGTTCTGTCTGGGTTCCATTCCATTAAGCAGGAGGTTTATGGTAATAGTATATTTAACTATCCCATATATCCTTCTACTGGCGTGGTTCCTTCCAGTACTGTTACCGATGTTACTAACCGCTGCATTCGTAAATTTATACAGGAGGCTAATCAAGCTCTTAGTTCAGATAATCTGACTGGGAGATCGATTAAACACCTCTCGCATGATTTACATGCCATCACCCACCCGATGAACGACCTTCGTACTAAGATTTCAAGTTACCTTTCTACGCTAGAGAAAGCGTCGAAGGGAGTTAACAAGAAATCGAAGTCCTGGCTTCGTGTCATTAGGAATGAGTACCTTCAATTTACCTTCGGCACAGCTCCATTTGTTGATGACATTACTTCGATTCTTGTGGATGCGTCTCATAAACGCTTTCCATCGGTTCCGATTAATGCCTCAGCATCTGGTCGCTATGCAGTTAGTAATGGTACCGCTACGTGGAGTTCTTTATCAAACTTCACGCTCGGTTTCTTTCAGAGTCAATACAATGTAACATCTGTATACTCTGTTAGAATGAAAGGTGCAATTCGCACTAACAGTGGTATGGATGGGAAGATAGGTTTAATTCAATCCCAGAGGCTTTTACCTCAGGATTGGTTACCTACTGCCTTCTCCATACTACCTTATGCGTGGATGGTCGATTATTTCACCAATATTGGTGATATAATCGATGGATTGTCCTTTCCCTGGTCATACCTTGCGTGGGGCTGTGTTAATACTAAGGCTGTGAATACGGTCACTTATAGTGACCCTACTATCAGTTTCAATACTAACGGGGCTTCACCTTGGACTGGCCAGAGTGCACAGGGCAATGGCGGTAGCGCTGAGTTTCGGTACGAGCAGGTCACACGTAACATACTTACTCCATCTGATCTTTTGCCTCGTTTTGAACTAAAAGTTCCTACGAGTCCTAAGCAGTGGCTTAATATGATGGCGGTGTTCCAACCTCGTATTGCAGCTCTGATTCTTTAACGTAGTCGTTATGGAGGACTTTCATGTCCTTTACTCTTACCTCACCCATTACAGGTGGTGCCCAGACTGGTTTTACGTCACCAACGTATACCATTGCTACGGATACTGCTCCCAGTAATACTGGGAAACAGTATGCTGTTTCCGCCATTGGCGGAACACAGACCGGAGTTGACGCGTCGTCTTCTCCGAGCCGTCCGTTCACGATCACTCTGAGTCGGCCTCCTGTCCTTCGACAGTTGCCTTCTCCGAATGCCGCGACCGGACTTATCGGCTCGGTTCCGAGGAATTCGTATAAAATCATTGCTCGCAAAGGCGTTACCCCGCTGGCGGGTCAGACTGCTCAGGTGCTTAATGCAACTTTGCAGGTTGACGTACCAGCTGGTGCCGACTCTGCGGACCCTGCTAATATACGAGCGGCTATGAGCCTATTGATTGGTTCGCTGAATTCTATTTCAGCGTCAATAGGTGATACTTTAGTTACCGGCGTTATCTAGTTTACTAGTACGCTGTAAAATGGAGGACCTTATGAATAAGATCACCCAGTATCTAAAGGATCATTCAAGTGCCATCCTAGCAACACTCGTACTTGTTTCAAAAGCGGGACTACTTGGAAAAGTAGGATCTACTGTTGTACAAGCACTAGCGGCTGCTGTTTCCATTGGATAAGGAAGTAATTCCCTATCTTTTGGCTTCCGGAACCTACCGTGAGGTGTAACATGGGCCTTAGTCCTGATGCTCTTTACAGTGCTATTTGTTCTGATGTTGGTTACGATCAGCCATCTTCGCTGAAGTGTCTGATCGAATCCAAGGCTACCTATCGCAGCTTTGCCAGTTCTTACTTGTTAAACTCTGTAATCCGTAAATGGATTCCAAAGGATGCTCGTAAGGCTGATAAGGCTGCTTTGGATAGTTTTACAGCGGCTAATAACCGCTGTGCAAATTGGAAGTGTCCTATTCCTGAATGGGAAATTGATTCTGTATTTTATGGAGAATTCCGTAAAGTACTTGATCAGTTTTTTCATCCGGGAGGTGACCTCCTAGTTCCTTCCGTCTATGATTTAAATACCATAGCTCGGCCGGGACCTGGAGTAAGTGTAGGATGTCTTGGAACTTCGTATTATACTAAGTTCTTTTCATCCCGACTTTCTTCCACATCAGAGTATTTGTACCTAATGTACAAACACTATACTGAGAGGATTCCTCATCTTTCCGAAGCGGAATGCCAACGCTACGAAAGGTTCGGGTCCCCTTCTATAGTGAATGGCAGTCGTTGTTCTTTTGTTCCGAAGACGGACAGCACTAGTCGCATGATCTGTGTTGAGCCTCTGCTGAATAGTTATTATCAGCTCGGACTCTGTCACTTACTTGAGAGGAGGCTCCAGGGATTTTTTGGTATTTCCCTGAGTTCTCAGCCCGAAGTAAATCATCGACTGGCTAAGGAGGGTAGTATTAATGGTACTTATTGTACTATTGACTTATCCTCTGCCTCAGATTCCCTTTCACTAGGATTATGTGAAGAGTTCTTGCCGAAGTGGTTCTTTGAACTACTTCTGCTCCTCCGCTCACGTAGTACTAGGATTGGTCATACTGAGGTGCCATTATATATGATGTCTACTATGGGTAATGGTTTTACATTCCCGTTGCAGACTATTATATTTAGTGCTATCTTATCAGCATGTTCGTCCATTTTTGGGCGGGCTGGAGAGACCTGGTCTTGTTTTGGTGATGATTTAATTTGCTCAAAAAGGATTTTTGAGCGGGTTATTCATTACCTTAAGAAGCTCGGGTTTACTCCAAATGCGGATAAGACCTTCTCTGAAGGTCCATTTAGGGAGTCTTGTGGTGCTGATTGGTTTTATGGCCAACCAGTACGTCCTATTTTCATTAGAAAATTAGACTCTCCGCAAGATCACCTAGTAGCACTCAATCAACTAAACGAGTGGAGCGCGTATTGTGGTATTCCTTTACGGAATACCATTAGAGCCTTAGCTAGTCATATAAGTCCAAGGTTTCTTAACCCTGTACCTTATGATTCGTCTTTAGACTCTGGTATACGTGTTCCGCTTGCCATCTGCCGTCCTCGTCGTGATTCAAACGGTAGTTTCAAGTTCATTACTTGGGACCGCCGCCCGAATCGCTTACGAGTGGTAGGTGATACCATCCATGGTATTGGTCGATTGAGGGAAATTGCTTACAATCCTTCTGGGTTGTTTTGCAGTTTCTTGTGGGGTGAATTATCTTCTGATAACCACGTTCCCACAGCTCCTTCGGACACGGCATACATTAATGTCAGGCATGACAGAACTGTATACCGTAAAAAGTCGAGATGTATTCCCTATTGGGATTACATACCGCACTCGAGCCTTACTAATGGTATAAGACTCGACTGGCAGC